GGCGGCTCATCACACTTTCTTTTGCCTTTGTAAGATCCACACGGATAACTTTGTTGTCCCGTCGCTCTGTCAGCCGTTCCATGTCAGTCCTCCTTCTGCTCAAAGCGCCCCAGCTTCACCTTCTGCATACGTATCTGGTTGACGGCTCTCTTGATCGTCTCGGCCGCCTCTGTATCTGATTGCCCCAATTTCCGCTCCAAAATTTTCAGGTCTAAAAGCAATCCATCGTCCTGTTCATCGGCCAGCGACGTGTATTCTCCGTAGGACATTCCAACGGCCCGCGCCCTAGTTTCCTGGTCATTCACCCTATCATTCCCTATAGGCCGCCTGCTTTTTCCGCCCTCCGGCCCGCTCCACGGCTTGTGCGCCCCTTCCAGCCTGTCCTGCTTGCCGGAAAATGGCTTGTTAAATCCAGTCCCGATCATTCTTTTTTACCTCTCAGTGCCCGTAGCGGCGCACATACGCCGCGCCATCCTCCGTGCAGAAACCAATTGCCCCAATCAGAGCATGTGGTTAAATCTTTGCAAGCAATGCTCACTACACGCTTCCCCCACAGTTCCGGCTTAACCGGACACTTCCCGCACCGGTAGCACGGCGCTCTATTCTCCGCTTGCTTCATTCCTCTTCGCCTCCGTAATGGTAATATCTACCCTCGGGTGATCCTTGTCGTACAAGACCCGGCTCCCGTCGTGGGATGCCACCACGCCGCTGTTGTCGTCCTTCAGCATCCCATAGTGGACCAAAATGTCACAGGTTGCGCCCAAAAGATTGCACAGGTCCACCCGACGGCGGGTCGGCATGTAGTAAACGCATTTCAGGTTGAGCGGTCCCTCCAGCATCGTCCACTGGTGGGGTATGTACGCTCCACAGGCCTCCTGATACGCCTTAAACGCCCCTGACGGACTGACAAACCGTGTTCCGGTTTTCCTGTTCACAAAAATCCGCTGGCTGTTCTTTTTCGTTACGGGACGCCCTGGTATCGTAAATCTCAGCTCAGTCATGCGCATGCTCCTCCAGATATTCCAACAGGACAAATTCCATGGCGTCCGCCACCGCTTCATGCTCCGGCGCAATCACTTTTTTACGTCTCATCGCCTTGCCTCCCACGAAAAGCGCCGCGCCGGACTTCCTCCGGCCCTGTACAGCCGCCTAGATGGCTCGTTATAGTCCAGCTTCACCCGGTCCCGCGCGCCGAACTCCCGGTTCTTCAGCACGGTCAGCAGCGTGGAGTACCCCGCCGCTGCCGCATCCTCGTCCGGTACGCGCTCCAACTTGAACACGTTGTCCGCCCGGTTGGTGATATCGCTGGAGCCGCCCACATCATCCGCCTCTAGCTTCCCATTCGTTTTGCGTGGATGGGCTACCAGATGCACGTGCACATTCAGCCGCTTTGCAAAATCCACAAGCCGACCGGTAAAGGCTGACTGCGCCCGCCAAAAACCAAGGTTTGCCTCGTCCCGAAGTTCCGCCGTCATGATGTTGTCCACCAGAAAAATGTCGCAGCCGTAGCGCCGGTATGCGTACTCAAAAATCTTTAGAATATTCCGCTCATCATGCGCGTCCTTGCGGGAAATATCCGTCAAAAATAGTCGCCCGCTCCACCATTCGTCGATCAGCGGAATCACCTCAGGCTTTACGTCGAAAAACACACGTCCGCTCCTGTCGTCCTCCCGCCGGTTGACGTTCAAATGCCCCGCGGCCTGCTGAAGCAAAGAGAGCTTGAATTGCTCCTTCGGCATCTCTCCAGAGTACGCGCACACCTTGCGCCCCTGGTTGACGCTTTCCAGCAGTATTTGTCCCAGAAATGTGGACTTGCCCTCTCCGCGCTTTCCCGTCCACACGGATAGCTCGCCTCCCGAGAAGCCGCCGATCGCCCGGTCCAGGTCCGCGACTCCGGAGGTCACCCGCCTGGCGTTTTTTCGCCTGCTGCAGTCCACGTCGGCAAGGTTCAGCAGGTCCGCCGCCGGCTGCTCCTGCGCCTCCAGCAGCAGCCGCTCCAGCGCCTTCTTCCCCCCGTCGGCCCAAAGCGCCCGGATGGATTCAAAGCCTCTGAACGCCGCCGGGGCCGGCACGCTGACCGGTATGGGAACCCGCGCAGTCAGCTCGCCCACAATCTCCTCCTGCACCCCTCCGGGTGGAACGGCTACCAGGATGTACGGGAACTGCCGCAGCCATTCCTCCCATGCCTCCAGGTCGCTCCACGGTGCTAATATGCTCTTGCTCACCGCGTTCACGCCCACCACAGCCGTGTCCTCCGCGTCCTTCATCCACCATAGCCCTGTCGGCTCCGCCGGGTCCATCAGCTCCGGACGGTAGAGCAGGGAGCTATTTGGTCCAGTAATCATCCTCTCCACCCTTCTTTTCTCCGCGTTTCTCCCATGTCCGCACGGCGGCCTTCCAGTCCACAATCGGCCTTCCGGGTCCATACCTCCAGCCCCTTGCCATGTAGAAATCCACAAACTGCTCCGGGTCCACGTCGTTGCCACGTTCCAGGCAATACGCACATACTTCTTCCACTGTGGGGGGAATAAAGCGGCTTTGCCGCTTCCCCTTACCGTCTGGTAAGGGGGTAGGGGGATAACATTCGTTCTCTTTCTCTTTCTCTTTCTCTTTCTCTTTCTCCCTTGCGGTTTCCTCTTGCTTGCGCTCTGCTTCCGCTTTGCTTGCGTTTTGCTTTGCACTTCCTCCAGATTTTCCGGCGTTTGCTTTCCGCCTGCTTGCATCCAAATTCGGTCTGATCAGTTCGAACGCAATAGCAGCGGAATCGGGTAATTGGTCAAGATCAGGCTCCCTTCCGTATAGGGCATAATCGGAAATTGCGTCATACGCGTCGCAGCGATCCGCCTTTTTTTTGATCCTTTTGATCGCCTTGGAGAAGGATTCATACCACGTAAATTGTGTTCGCTCCACGTCCAGCCCCCCTTAAAACGGGAGCTCCCCGTCGTCCTCTTCCTCACTCAACTCCTGCCCAGGCTCCGGCGGGAAACTCTCCTCCAGCGCGTTGCCACCCTCCGATTGCCTGGAATCCCCAAAGTACACGCTGTCGGCCAATACCTCGGCGGAGCGGCGTTTGTTGCCCTCCTTGTCCGTCCAGTTCCGGATTTGCAGCCGGCCCTCCACCACGGCCATACGGCCCTTGGAAAAGTAGCGGGATACAAACTCCGCCGTATGCCGCCAGGCCACGCAGTCAATAAAGTCAGTCTCCTTCTCCCCGGTCTGCTTGTCCTTAAAATCCCGGTCTACCGCCAGCGTAAAGGACGCCACCGCCGTCCCGTTCTGTGTGTGCCGCAGCTCCGGGTCCCTGACCATGCGCCCCATGAGAACTATTTGATTCAACATTTTTTCACTCCTACTTTAACTTTCCGTAGATAACGAGGATATCTCTGACCATGTCCTTTCCGATTCCTACCATTTCAGAAACTTCTTTTATGGTGTACCCGGAGTCGTAAGTGCTGCAAACCGCTTCCTTGTGATCCAATATGTATTGAATAGACTTGTTTACGAGGGTTCTGCCCTTCTTCTTATCTGCGTTTTTTGCATACGGGCTGTTCCTAAAATGGGCTTTATTATACTTAGATGTGCACCATTCTAAGTTCTCAACTCTGTTATCTGCTTTGTTAAGGTTCTTGTGGTTTACTTCGGGAAGATTGTTTGGGTTAGGAATGAAGACTTGCGCCACAAGACGATGCACATGAGCGTGCTTTTCTCGCTTGCCTCCGTACGAAAGCCCAACATGAAGGTATCCGTTTTCTTTAGCACCCGGTCGGAGGATTCTCCCTGGCTTTGTGTAATTCCAAACCTTTCTGGTCAAGCTCTTTACCCTGCCCATGTTGCTGACCTGATAAGCTCCCTCAAACCCTGGGATATCTTCCCAGATCTCTCCAGGCAGGTCAGAGATACGATTTTCCAAATTCTTGGATGAATTGTTCGACAGACCACCCATTCTTTTTCATTGCCTCCAGTTGCCCATATTTGTGCAGTTCCCTTGCGGTATCTCTGCTTTTGTGGGCCGAGTTTTTCCCAAAAATATGGCATCTGCTGTGACACAAATAAACAACAAGGCCATATTTCTCTGACTTTTTCCGGTACGGGCCGCCAAATATGTGGTGCCGATCAAGCGGATCAGTGGCACCATTCGCCCCGCATAACCAGCATTCACGCATTCCCCCACGCCTCCTTCAGCAGGGCAAGCTTGTCCGGCGGCAGCGTCTCAATCCCCAGCGCCCTGCAGTCCTGTATGCAGCTGTCAATCAGCGCCGACATCTCCCGCCGGTCAAAATCGCTCGACCCGTAGTAGGCCAGCACCGTGGTGCAGCCCGGAAGCTTTGCCTCCCGCGTCTCCACAAACCGCCCCAGGTGCCCGCTGGTCCAGTGCTTTTGGAAGGCCTCCAAGGCCCTGTCCTGTATGCACAAAACGTCATAGTTGCCAAAGTCCCGGATGTGCCTGCGGTATATCTCCTCCGGCTTCTCGTGCACCGCCCGGGCCAGCTCGCCGCACAGCTTCCAGTAATAGGCGTTGGCGTCCAGGCTCCGCTTCTCCCGGTGCTCCTTAATGATGCAGTCATACAGCTTCCGTCCCAGCTTCAAAATAAAGGCCCGGGCGGGGGCTGGTTCGTTCACCTTCAGGCACAGCCAACCGCCATCGAATTTCGCCTCTGAAAAGGTCAGCTTCATCGCCCCGCCGCCTTGCTGCACTTGGCGCATAGCGCCCTCCTGAACTTCGCCCTGGACCGTTCCGCCAGCTCCGCGGCCTTGATGAGGCTCTCCCCGTCCCAGTAGTCGGTGAAGCGTGCCTTGCACGCATCGCAGTACACGGGCTCGTCACCATCCGCAGGGAGCCGGCGGCCCGGCTTGTCCTTCTGCACCCCATCGCCATCCTGCCCGGGCTTGTCATCCTCCGGCAGGTCCTCCCCCGCGTAGATGTAAAGCCCCAGCCCATGCCGGGCCACCGCCTTGGTCAGGCTGCGCTGGATGGCCTTGTTCACGTCAAAGCTGGTCACACTCTCCAGTGAGATCGACCGGTTCTTAAAGTCCATCACCGGCAGCTCCTCAATGTGCTCCACACCGTTCACCGTCACTCCGGTCTTTACCCAGCAGGTGCGCCCATCCGTGTGGTAATTCCACCCCTGCCCATTCTCATAGATGGTGTAGGTGGCGTCCGGGAACCGCTTCTTCACCTCTCCCCAGGCCCATGCCCAGGAGAGATAGGTCAGACCGTTCTTTTTCTCGGTCTTGTCATTCACGTTAATGCTGTTCAATATCGAAAAATAGTTGTCCATGCGCGCCTCCTCAGCTCGTTGGGAACTGCTTTACCATGGCATTCCAAACGGCGTTTCGTATATCGTCCGACACATATTTCTTCAGCTCGTAGTCCATCGCGTTTATTACTTCCTCTGCCGTGTACTCATCATAATGCCCCTCCTGCTCCATGGGGTCCCGCAGGGGATTTCCGTTTATGCCCGCCATTGACTTTTCTCCTTCCAGGCCCTATAATGGCCTTGCAATTATCTGTTTCCTTGCCGTCCTGCAGGTCTCCACCACCTGTAAGGCGGCGCTTTTATTTCCACCTCTCCGCCGCCTCCAGCACGGCCCCGCTGTACCCTCTGCGCCCCGTGTCATGTCCGTCGTGGTACGCGCACAGCGCCGCCTCCAGCTCCCCATAGCGGCCAATCAGGCTCCCCAGATACGCCATGCCCGCCCCGATGTTCTCCGCCGGTGTCAGGCCGTCCGGGAAGTAATCCCTGTTGAGCTGGCAGAGTCCATAGCATCCCGCCGGGCTCACCGCCTCCAGGTTAAATCCGCTCTCTACCTCAATCAGGCCAAGGGCCACGTGGTAGGGCACATTGTTGGCCTCGCAGGCTGTATGTAGCACATCCTGTAAAGAGTAGTCCAGCGGCACGTCCTCCCGGAAATACCCTTGCTTTGCCAGCGCCGCCTCGATCAGCTGCGCCTCCCAGGGCACTTCCCCTCTGACTCCAGCTTCCGCCAGAGGCTTGTCCGCCTTTGCCGCAGCCCATCGAACTGGCTCCGGCAGAAACGCAGGCCACAGCGTCAGCACACAGATGATTGCCCAGCCGACTACCGCGCTTCGCAAAATTCCCTTCACAGCCCCCACCACGTCAGCCAGTTCGGCAGTCCAAGAGTCAAAATAATACAGATGCCAAGAACCGCTGCGCACCTTGCCCCGCTCCGCCGCTGGCGGCGCTCTTCTCTGGTTTTGCTCTTCATATCAATTCCCCATTCAAGGCTTGTCCACCGGCGGGTTTCCCCGCCTAGCGCCCCTTTTCCTCCTTTGGTGTGAGTATAATGTCTACCCGGTAGCCGCGCTGACGGCTGATCAGGTCCGAGAGTACAGACGCCATGTAATGTGGATTCCAAGGCTGCTTATTCCGCTCCATCTCCTCAATATCAATCGGATGGATTCCTGTCCTCATTTGCGACACCTCCTGTGCAATCCTATGAAATACAGCTTGTTTCACATTCTTCGCTCAGCAGCCTTAGTAGCATGGGGCCCCAGTATACTGAGCTGGATACGAACACTGATACAGCAACGGCAATAATTCTCCCCCCTCCCCGCTGACGGTCCCGCCCGCCGTTGGCGGGTTTCTTTTCCTCTTTCTTCAATCTGTTTCACCCCCCTCACGCGCCCGGCTGGTCATCGGACCGGCGGTTTTGGTTGCCCCCTCCCCTGCCGCTATGGTAGAATGTGGGCGGTAGAAGGGAGGTGATCTCACGAAAATAGATGTTACTGTGTTGGTCGCACTGATTACCGCGCTGGCTGCTATTATTGCACCGGTTGTCACAGCATCGATTAACTACAAGCTATCTATGAAGCTGAAAAAACTTGAGATGCTTGAATCTAATCTCTACTCCTCCATCTCAGATCTTGCCAAGGGGTACTCTGAGTTGATTGACAACAGTGGATACCTGGAGCCATATTGGGCGTTTCATACATCCGCCTATAAAGTGATGGCGCAAATTCCAAATAAGTCGATTCAAAAACAGTTAGGCACTCTTTTGGCAAAAATACGTGAAACCAATGGACGTGCGACTGATGAAACAAACCGTATGTTCGATGCTCTCATTCTGGAAATTTCTAGCTACTTGTCAGATGTATGATTACCGCAAATAATACGATTGCCCCTAAGGACTGCCCTGACAGACAGAGGACAATACTCATTTTGTTAAGTTCCGTCTTGAGCATTTTCCGGCACCCTGCCAAAGAAAGCCCAAGTGAGAAAATCCCTAAAACAGCCCATATTGGGTCCACCGGTTTCACCTCCTTTTGCTTCGACATATCGTGTGGATTGTGGTATGGTTTGCTCGCTATTTCTATTTGCCTTCTATAAGAAAGGAGTTTGAAATGTCTCTTAAATCTCTCTGGAACACCAGGAAAATAAAGCCCGGAGACCATATCGATGAGAAGCAACTCAACGAACTCTACCAGGCGTTTAAGACGGAACACAGGATAAAATCAACCTTGCGGAATATCCTTGCCGCCATAGCTTGGCTCTGCACTGTCGTGGCCGCCGTGTTCAGCGTCCTGGCGTACCTCAAACAATGAGATCAGCCGATCCGCCTTCTCGTCCAACCGCCGCAACAGCTCTAAAAGGAGTACATTGTATCGGTCCAAAACTTCACCTCCTCTCATTCGCCTTCTTTATCTACAAGGGAACAGGCCAAAAAGGATGTTAGTAAAACAATGCGTAAATAGCACGCATCCAAAAATAAACAGGCCACATCCGAACCAGTATTTGAACCCCAAGCATCCTCACTTCCTTTCTTACGGTTGTATCTATTTAAGATACTTTTTCGCTAAAAAAAACATGCACAGTCTCTTTGGCAGACAGGCCATATCGCTCCGCGATGAACGAAATCTCCGTCTGTGTAAACTCCGCTCCTCTGGTTCCGTTAATCTTTGCGTTAAGCCTGGACAGGCTGATGCCCATTGCATTTGCGAGGTCTGCTTGTGTATCTCCGCGCTTTGCCAGATGAGACTTTAGGAGCCGCTCGTTCACATGCTCACCTCCGTATCTTTTTTAGATACTCACAGTATAGACGCATTTCGGTTTCCTGTCAAGATATTTTTCTTGCTTTTTTTAAAAATTATGATATTATTTAGATACTCTAATTTCGGAGGTGATTAATGGTGACCACAGGACAGCGCATAAAAACGCTTCGTTTATCTAGAGGCTTATCCCAAGAAGAACTTGGCGAGATGATAGGTGTAAAAAAAGCCGCAATCAACAAATACGAAAATGGGATTGTCGTCAATTTGAAGCAGTCGACCATTGCACGGTTATCAGAAGCTTTGGAGGTTTCGCCGTCATATCTGATGGGGTTCGAGGACGAAGAAGCACCCACCCCCGTTACCGGGAGTGGGCTTACTGAAAAAGAAATTCGTATTGCAAAGTGGTTTAACTCTCTACCTCCAGAAACTCAGAAAGCAATCCTAACTCTTGGAGACGGGCCAAAAGACTTGGCCGAGTAATCGGGTCGTTTGCCAAAAGCAAGAACTGCTTTGTATCGGCTGTGATATGTACCCCATCTCCGGGCAATCCCTCCTTACAATCTTCACTTTTCGGTTTGAGTTCCTTATTCACGTGATTGCCCCCTTTCTTTCGTTTCAGAATTTTCTTATCTATATAGTACATTAGTTCGATTTCATTAGCAATAGGTAAAGCTCTACAAACATCTTCCGCTTTTTTCTCCGTCTACGCTCTGTAATAATCCGTACTTTGGGACTATTTATATTTGAACAGCTCTGTGAGATCGCACTCCAGCACTTCCGCGAGCCTGCACATAACCTCCAAGCTCGGGCTGGCATTCCCGGCCTCTATCTTCTGAATGTGGCTTTTTGCTACACCAGACTTTTCCGACAGGTCGCGGATAGACATCTTTCGCTGCATTCGCACCTTGGCAACATAGTATTCCATGGAAACCCCTCTTTCTACTGACAGTCTCTGTAGAAAACGGGATTTTGTTTCCAAGTAAATATTACCACTTAACCTGTACCTGTTTGGAGGTACATTTGTCGACTTCGTTCGACATCTTTAGAGCAGTGTCCTAAAAAGCTATTTAAATAAAAAACCGCCCCCGGCGCTGACAACACCGAGGGCAGTTTAGAGGGTGATAAGGTTTGACAAGCCCATATCACCCTCCCATTCTATCTAGCAAGGGAGGAAATGTCAATGCAAAAACGAGTGCGACTTGAAGATAGCGGCATCCAACGCGCTGCTGTATATATCCGGGTCAGTACTGAGGAGCAGGCCATGCATGGACTGTCATTGGACGCCCAGCGGGAGACTTTGCTTCAATATGTGTCCGAAAACGGTTTGCGCCTGGTAGGCGTCTATGTAGATGAAGGCATCACGGCTCGAAAAAAGTATAAGAATCGCGCCGCATTTATGCGGATGCTGCAGGATGTGCAGTCGGATCAGATTGATCTGATCCTGTTTATCAAATTAGACCGATGGTTTCGGAATATCGCGGACTACTATGAAGTGCAAAAGATTCTGGATGAGCATAAGGTCCGCTGGGTCGCAACCGAGGAGGATTACGACACTACTACGGCAAATGGCCGGCTTCATTTAAATATTAAACTGTCAATTGCTCAGGATGAGTCAGACCGAACCTCAGAACGTATTAAATTTGTGTTTGACAGCAAGGTCAAGCGTGGCGAGGCCATAAGCGGAAAGGTCCCGCTCGGGTATCGGATCGAGAACAAGCGCCTATGCATAGATGAAAATACAGCCCCTATCGCTAAGGATATTTTCAATCAGTATATTGCAATTCGTTCCCTAAGGGCCCTTCGCAAATATGTCATGGACACATATGGAATGATCTACTGCTACAGCGGTATGAAAGCTTTTCTGAAAAATACCAGATACATAGGTCAGGCCCATGATCAGGACGATTTTTGCCCAGCAATTATAGAAAGAGATACCTTTGCACATGTGCAGGCTATCCTGCAGGAGCGTGCCCAGCGCAACGCCACCAAAAACCCAGATTGGGTCTATCTCTTTACTGGCCTCGTCTACTGCGCGGAGTGTGGAAACCGGTTGAGCGCCCATACCGTCGCCGGAAAATATATCTATTACCGATGTACACGGTATGAAAAACTTCACCTTTGCCAGCACAAAAAGCGGACCAGCGAACTCATTTTGGAAGATTGGCTGGTACATAATGTAGTCACTCAGTTTGAACGCTACAATCTGGAACTGGCCGCGAAGGCCGCGCAGCCAAGGAAAACAGTTGACATCGCCAAAATAAAGCGTAAAATGGAAAAACTAAAAGACCTTTATTTAAATGATCTTATTGATCGCGATGCTTATACGCGCGATTATACCGCTTTAAGGGAAGAGCTACGTAATTCAACCACTGAAGCCGCCCAGCTCCCCAAGCCGGTAGATCTGAAAGCCCTGTCAGATGCCCTGTCTGTTTATTCAGAGTTGTCAAAAGAGAATAAAAAAGAGTTTTGGTCAAGAGTCATCGGGAAAATTGTTATTACAAACGAGGATGATTTTTTTGTTTATCCATTTTCGCCATAATTATACTATACTACAGGTTAATATAATTTTGGCTAAAAGAGGCCCGCCGGCATGTAGCCGTGGACCTCCTCTGCCATGACGCATCCCGTAAAAAGAAAGAAAGGATGAGCGTCATGCCGATTACCTTTGAACCTGTGCCGGAGTGGCTGCAGGACGAACTGCTGGAGTTGGTGGAGCGGCAATTGCTGCGGCTCCATATCCCGCGTGCGCTGGATGGATTTCACTACCAAGCCGCCGCGATTGTCCAGACGGTCCAGAATCCGCAGCGCACCCGCTTTATCACCAAGGAACTCTACCCGGACCTGGCCCGGGAATTTGCCTCCACCGCCTCCAATGTGGAGCGGGCCATGCGCACGGCTGTGCGGTATTGCTGGGAACGGGGAGGACGTGAAACGCTCGACAAGATGGCTGGCTTCCATCTCACCGAGCGCCCCACAAACTCTGAGTTCATTGACTTGGTCGCGGCCTATATCAGGCACAGTTCTTAGCACTTTGCCGGGTGGGAGTTACCAGCTCCCGCCCGGTTTTTTATTTTACCACACATTCAGTATTGAATCAATACTAAATTAGCCTCAATAAAGTCCCGTATGGGTAGAATACTTGTGAGGTGATAATATGGATGTGAAATTTACTATGGTCATGGATAAAGAGTTAGCCCATAAAATGAGCTATATCGGAAAGTATTTTGGTCGCTCCAGAATAAAAGAAATAGAGTGGGCATGTAAAGAATATGTTCGGTCCTTTGAGGATAATGTTGACAAGATAGAATTAGAGGACACCTAAATTAGGTGCCCTCTTCCAATTTCCCCATATCTCTTTCGATCAATCCAACAATATAGGCATTCAGGCTCATACCCTTCTTCAGGGCGTGGGCCTGTATCTTTTCTTTCTCCCCTGCTTTCACCCGAAGTGGTATCTGATCGTAGGCTTTCGCGTTATACTTATTTTTCGCACGTGTTTCAGCAGTTCCCATTGTTATCACCCCATGCTTATTTTACCTTTTTCTCTATACTGATATAAGTATTAATATGCACAAAATTACAGCACAAATATTGGTCACTCTGCGCATTGATATACTGCTATAAGTATTCTATAATAGAATCATAGAGAGGAGGTGGTCAAAATGAGCAAGAAAAAGCGCCGCAGGCGAAAACCTACGGCGCAGCCCACAGGATGGAAAACCTTAGCCGGTGACATCCTGGCGGGCACGATTTCCGGGCTCATCACAGCGGCAATCCTAAGATTGCTAAAGTGGTAAGACCCAGGGGTGCGGGGGCAGACACCTCCGCACCCCCAACTATAAAAGATTTTGTCCTTACAGTCAAGGAGGCAAGCATGAAATATTTATTGTTCGCAGCTATTTTTATACCAGTGTTCATTTTGATTCGCGGGATAATCCGAAAGGTGACTGGAAGATAAACCGCCCAATGACAGAAAGGAGATCGTCATGCCAAACTACTGGAGCGCAGACTTTGTGCTGGTTTACAATGGGAAAGAACATGTATGGCGGGAACTCTCCGAAGATGGAAGGCGGCGTATCCGTCACCAATTTGGAGAAGGAAAAATGCGAGGATCACTTCGAAAGAAGGATTTTAAGTGAGCAAAAGCCCCTGCCATCCTTTTGTTGGGTGACAGGGGCCTTTTTTATGCCTGTTTCAAGTCCCGAATATCATGCTGCACCTCGGTCATTTCGCCTTCCAGCTTGTAGGTGCGCTCCACCAGATTGTTGTGGGCGGCTACCTTTTTCTCCAGCTGCTCAATCCGGTAGCGGGTCAGGCTGCTGGAGGCGATCACCCCCAGTAATGACCCGCCCAGCGTTCCCGCCAGGGAGAGCAGTGCCACCAAAATCTCTGCCGGCATGGCTCAATCCCCCTTGCTCAGCTGCTTGTAAACCTGATTGATACCGGTGGCGGCCAGGCCGGAGACGATGCCCACGGCCAGGGCGGTGATATAGTCCGTGGCCGGGAAGTCCGGCATCATGAACAGCCCCAGCACGCCCAGCAGCGCCCCGGAGATGCCGCAGGTAATGGGAATCCACTTGTTGTCCAGACCACTCGCCTTGACCACCTGCCCGATCAAAAAGCAGATCACCGTAATGGCCGCCACACCGGCAATACCCAAAGAAGAAATATCCATGTTGTCCTCACTTTCCACTGGCCAGCTTGGCCAGCAAATCCTTACCGTATTTGTATGCCTCCAGATAGTCCATGGTCTCGTCTGCCAGGCCAAAGCGCTCCTGGACCGTTTTCCGGTCTGTCTCCGCGGCGCTCTCACCCCCGCACAGGGCCAGGAAGGCCTCCCAGGCCCCGGCCGTGTGCCGGATTGCGTACGGGCAGTCCTTGCCGTTCCAGCGGTTGTGCTGCACCACGTTTGCAATCGGGATGCCGTGCTCCTCCATCAGCAGCCGCACCAGTGCGGCCGCGTTCGCTTTGGCCTTTGCAAAGTTCCCGTCCGCGTTGACGCAGATCTCAATCCCGATGCTCTGGGCGTTGCCCGTCCCTGCCTTGCCGTCCCCCGCGTGGTAGGCCGTCTCCCCATCGGGCAGGTGCTGCACAATGGCGTGGTCGTCCACCGTGTAGTGCCAGCTGACCAGATCGGCCTCCCCGGCGGAGCTGTTCAGATAGGCCCCATGGGCTTCGGCGTCCGCGCCGGAGGCCTTGTTGCCCGTCTCGTGGATGGTAATGTACCTGCAGGGATTTACCCCGCCCGGCCGGTTCTTCCGTCCGGCGTCAATGTACGCCGTCCGAATCTCCATCCCCGTGTCCGTGGTCCGCTGAGCGCCCTCCACGGCCTCCAAATACTCCAGGGACACCCAGCCCTTGGCCGTCTGTCCCCAGCCGCCCTGCGCAGCCGTGACCGCTACCACCGTGCCGCACGCATAGGCCCCAACCTTGGAATAGCCTGTCCCCGGCCCGCTGCGGATATTGACGCCCACAGACGGCGTTACCTTGTACTGTCTGCCCACGTCCTTGCAGTACTTACTCAATTAATTCCACCACCAGATGAAAAGGTACAATTCCCTACTAACTTGAATCCGTTAGTAACCTTTATTGCAGAAGTTATTGGAATCGGCGCATGTGCAATACCATAAGAAAAGGCCCCCTTCCTAATGGTTTTAGATTCGCCGTCTTTCACAGCACATGCATTTACATAACCATCGTCATCGGCATAGTATAGATATAAGAAGTTCCCTATATGGTTTGTGACAACGATCGTTTCATTTGTTAAAATTGTTCCAGTGCCAGTCAGCGGCCCATTATTTGACATGGCTGTTTTTCCGGCAACAAGGTCGGAGGCTGTAGCATCTCCAAGGCTATTGACGAACTGCAAAATCGGTGTATCCTCTGGTCCGTTAACTACTTTCAACTGGATAGTATAGATTGCAGCTCCATTCGTCGCAGCTTCTGAGATATCTAGTTGCCCTTTAACCTTTAGCCCGGTGCTACTCGTAAACGTCTTACCCGCAACCACATCAGCTCCAGCAGCATCACCAAAATTTACCAATCCCCACTGAACAACCGCTTCGGAATCCGTACGAGCAATAAAATCATTTTCTGTATTCTTAGCCGTTACCTCGAAATAATTTCCATTCTGAACAAAGTCCCAAGCCAAACGTGCGGCGAAGCTTTTCCCCCCACCGTAATCCGTCACTGAACCAGTTACTTTTTCCCCATCGACATAGGCAGTCTTTCCTTTGGCAATATCGGAAGCGGCAGCCGTCGCATCGCTGGTGTCAACCCCTGTGGGGATTCCCATAATGAGCGCGGGGAAATCGTCTAGTTTGGCCGTACTCGGGACTTCCACTCCTTTTCCGGCAATCACAGATGAAATTGTTGCTTTTACTCCATTTAATCGTTCAATTTCGCTCTGTACACTCATAGGCGCGCCTCCTTAAATAGCCGCTAGGGCCTCCTCTATGTCATTTGTCAGGCTGACGGTTCCGCCAGTGGTATAGCCCGCCGGGACGGAATAGCTCGTCTGGGTCAGGCCGTCAATGGTTCCGGTAATTGCACCGTTGTTCGCCATAGAGCCGGTAATCAGCATCCCCTTTGCATCCACGATCTTCTTCCCGTCCAGGATATCACCAGCCGAAGCGGTGACACCGGTAACATCCTGATACGCTGCGGGGATTGCCGCAACCTCAACGGCGGAAATGACCTTCCCCTCGGTGGGCTCGATGGTCTGCACGCTCTTTGTGGGGGTTGCACTCTTGGTCTCTGGGACGATCTTGACTGTACCCGCACCGCTGTGGAACCCTTTTGGGATCGTGTAAGACGTCGCGTCAGCGGTCAACGTCTTGGTGACTGCTCCGTTGTTTGACATGTTGCCAGTTGTGACTTTTCCGGTCTTGTCTACAATGATTTTTCCAGTCAGGACATCAGCCGCGCCAGCCGTTACCGCAGACACATCCTGGTAGGTGTCCGGGATGGCCCCAACAGTCACATCAGACAGGCCATAAAAGCCAGAGTCCGGGGTGATGTTCTGCTGCAGTTTCGTCGGGGTTGCGGTCTTGCTCTGCAAATTGTAGTTACCACCTCCAGCAACGCCGGAGACTGTACCGGACCCATTATGATAACCCTTTGGGATGGTGTAGGTATCTCCCTCTTGCACCTGGGCGGACACCGCACCACGATTTTCAATTCCATTGATCTCCGTTGCCAGCGCGTCCAGTTGATCGGTGCTGGTGCCAATACCCAATTCAACAGCTTTCGCCCGGATGGTGTTTCTCGCCGTCTGGATTCTGGTAATTTCGGTTGCTACACTCATTTTCTTGCCACCTTTCAAATGGTCCCTAACAGGACCTCAATATTTCCAACAGTCTCCTGCACCGCCGCCGCTGTGATGGGCAGAGTGTTGTCCCCGGCAAAGTCGCTCACAGCGTCTACAGACAGGGTGTTAGAGGGCGCGTCCAGTTTGAGCCCATGGCCTATTTGATAGCCACCACTTCCGCCTCCGGTGCCCCATTCCGTGTCAAAGTCAGCGCCAGTCCGTTTTTTGAGCACTTCCCCCGCTTTGCCCCCAGGTGGGATTGCCTTTTTTACCCCATTGATTGCTTGCAGCGTCTGGTCAAGCCATCCCGGCATGGGGTCAGGCGGGACGGCCTCAGTCCCGAGAGACTCCGACACCCATGTTGCCCAGATTGCAGACTTGACGATGGCGTCACCCACAAGATACCGCAGCTCCAGACAGCCGTACCCGGCGACCTCTGTATCGAGTTCAGCCACTACCCACACGGCTTTTGCACCGTTGCGGGTGATAACCACTGGGTACGGTGTCTCGTCCGCAGAGCGTTTTAAAACGGCCTCCAGAGTGCCCTCGCCAAACAAGCCCAGCCATGTCGATACATCAAACTCAACCTCTGTTGCTAAATTTTCGCCTTGTCTGCCAAGGTTGATAGTGCTGTGGCATACCGCTTTTACCGTTCTCACGGTGTCGCCTCCTTTGCAAGCGTGGCGATCTTGTCAAAAAGTGCGTCCTGCTCCTCGCCGCTGTACTTGCTGGTGTAATAGCCGTCGAGATTAAGTTGCTGGAGGGCCGTCAAAAACATCTGGTTAAATTCTTCTTGTGTCATGATTCTCACCTCACACAATCATCTGCCGTTTACCCTTGTCCAGCATAAACTTTCCGTTTTTGTCACGGACAGCACCGGATTTGATTTCTTTCGGCGTCTTATAAAAAATAATAACGCAACCGTCTGCGCCTGCACCTCCATCACCGCCGGTTCCCCCGGTCGCTACTGCCGTGGCTGCAAGGGCGCTTGTCCTAATCATGGTGCTATATGTTTCTCCCTGTGCACAAGCGTAAGAAGATGTCAGCTCAATAGATACCTGGTTGCTTGAACAAGCTCCTGCACCGCCGCCACCGCCACCGCCGCCGCCCGACGACCCATAGGTTTCCGCGTCTGCTCCGTTTGCTCCGTTTCCGCCAGCACCACCGCGAATTGCAGCGCCGACACCATTCCCGTTGTTATAGTCAGCCAAGCTGACATAGGGCTCTCTTGTAAGTACTGCAGCTTCACCGTTCGTTCCATTGTTTTTACCGCTTCCTCCTCCAGCCCCACCGCCTCCACCATTACCGATGGAAAATGTGCCAACTAAAGTTCCACCCTTTGGGTCAGCGGAAGAAGTCTTATTGTAGTAGGCCCTTCTTGTTGTCTCTCTACCAGCCCCTGCATTTCCACCGATGGCGCCATGAGTGTCCTCCCCATTATTACCTCCAGTGCCGCCGTTTCCTCCGGTCTCTCCATCTGCGCCAGGCCGTCCATATACTTTCCCGGTGAGGATGTCTGTAAAACCAAGCTGTGATATAGTGCCTCCGGACGACGAATGTCCGCCGAAAGTTGTCTCTGCGTCATCGCTTCCAAATGCGCTGGCCAAGCCGCAGGAATAATGGATTTGCTCTCCCGCTTGTACTGTCTTTATCACCTCTAGGATTTTACCTGGTATACCAGCAGCCCCGCCTTTTCCGCCATTCCCGGCGTCTCCAGAGGAAACGGAGCTCGATGCGCTGATTTCATGGTTCGCAGTTGTATAACTGAATTGTACATTAGATGATCTAACGGTAGAATTTATAGATGACGGGTCTGTAGCGCTTCCGCCTCCGTTTTCGCCGTTTTCTCCTGGCCCGCCCGCTCCAATCAGCACCGCCCGAATCTTTGTCGCTCCGTCTGGTGCCGTCCATGTCCCGGTCCCGGTCAGGATTATCTCCTGGTCAAGGTATTCCACCTCTCCAATTTGTGGCGGGATGTAGTGGACAAGTAGCCGCTCGACTGACTTTAAGGAGCTGGAGATTGTAATATTCATGCTCTGTACAGTCGCATCTACAAATCCTGTGTCATACGGGTGCTCCACCGTCACGCGATCCCCTGGCTTCTCGCCGGTATAGTATGCCGGGGCCTCGATAATCTGATTGCATCGGTAAAACGCAGCCATCCTTGACACAACCGCAGCGGAATTTACAAGCGTAACCAGCGTCGCATCTGTGATCTCTTTAATTTTAGGCTCTATTGTGTTATCTATCTCCATGCTGACGAGCCGCTCAGAATGTCTATACGGCTTTGCGTATAGCTTCCCGTCTCCGGTTATAGTTGCATAGTTCGCATCAGATTTTTTAATCACAATCCCTTCGCCACGATAGGAGTGATATGGATCCTGCAGGTAAATTACTGACTCGTCTCCTGCCGCCCCCTCAAAAACAACTTCCTCCGTGGCTGTGGCATCGTTGATATATTGATGCTCGGTGACGGACACAGACGAATATTCGGACGTATAGTCCACCTTAGCGTCAATACAGATTTGATCTTGCACTCCGCTAATCCCGTCCCACAGACCCTCAATATGGAGCACACCATCAAGATCTGTCTTGACCACTGCCCCTATCGCAAACAGTACACGGGCCAAATTATTCCTCGGGCTGTCAATCGGGAGCCAGCCATAAATCTTTATCTTACGCAGATCGTTTTTTACGACATGCGCAATCGCTCCACAGATGTCGTCAATCAGTGTCTGCGCCTCTTGACCTGTATAAATGCCGCCGAGATGCTTTCCGTCGATCATAAGACCAAGTGCAGATACTGCCTTAAACTCATACTGATTTTTTGCAATGCGCTTAATGCTGTCCACGTAAAAGTGACCAACCTGCTTCCCGCCGTGTCTATAGATAACGGGATCATAACGCTTAAATTTCACCAGGCTTGTGTCCTCGCTCTCCAATGTAAAATTAAGCGTGTTGACTTCAAGCGAATCAGATAAAAGGGCGGTAGATAGATAGCAGTTGCCGGATCGGATTTTTGTGTAAGTTTTCCCCCTGTACACAATCTCGTTTTTTGCCATCAAACCACCGTCCTTTGCGGGGCTTTTGCTTTAAAGTCAATCGTCAGACCCGTGAATCTCCGCTTACCGCTGAATGCGTCCTGGATGCTATGCGCTCCCGAATAAATCATAGCCTCATAAGTAATTTCTCCTCCCTCATGAGGGAGTGTAATGGTGTGGGATTCTACCGGGGCGGAAATGTCATGGTAAAAGTTTAGATAATCCTGATAATGCTTCATGTCCGGCTGGATAGTTAGGGAGTGATCGTAATAAGTCCCAATCACGTCCCGTACCTCCTCACCGGTAATCAGTGTGTCAGCATTTGGGCCGTCAGCGATGCGGAAGGACTCTTCCAACGTCCCCCTGACTGCTCCAACATTGTATTGCTTGCCGTCCATCCGTATAATCATTAGCTGCCTCCTGCAATTTGTACGCCGCGCCGCTGATTCTCCCCATCGAGATACGGCATCATTCCACGGGCCATCGTAGCCCCGTCCATCTGGAGGATAACCGTCTGGTTCCTGCTCTGTTGGCTCTGATATCCACCGGTGTAGCTTGTCTGAGCGGTGTTCGCCGTGTATGGAGTGCCGCCGCCGTAGTTGGTGATAGGAGCAGCCGCGTTACTTGCCGCTCTCTTTGCACTACCCTGAGCCGCAAGAACTGCCGCTGTAATTGCTGCGATACCGGCCGCGATACCAGCCGCCGCAAAGCCCATCGTTGCGGATGCGTGGAATATACCAATTGCGATTGCCGCAGTAGTAGCCGCTGCCGCCAATGTGGTGAGGACGGTAATAACCTTCTGTGCCCCGGTCATTTTATCCCACACCGACGCAACAGCAAGAATACCAGCTACCAACAAACCTACCGCAACAACTACCGCCATAATTTTTGCGTTTGCCACCGTGAATATCGCCGATGCGTTAGCCATAATGTTTGACACATTGCTGACAAGTCCCGCCAGAGGACTGACGGCAGCCGCCAGCGCAAGAAGCGTCACTATGGATGCCTGCCCTCCAGAACTCAAACTGTTAAACCAGTTAATAAAAGCTGTCCCTAACTCCGTCACCTGCGTGACCAGAGGCATGATGCTTTCAGCAAGGTCCGACATCGCCGATTTCAACTCAACCTCGGCATTGCGGCTTTCTACCAGTGTCTGATTTGTATTCGCCCACTCCTGCGCTGTTTCTGCAAGGCCAGAACGAGCTAAGATGTCAATGGCCACCCATTTTCTCTGCTCAACGGTCAGATTTTTAATGGATTCGGTTACGCTGTCAGCTCCGATTCCCAATCGGTCCAACAGTTCGGCAAACTGTCCTGTGGCTGCTCCGGTAGCAATGGTTTCCTGCAAGCTATCCGCCAGCGATTCGATTTTAAGTGTGTCCGGGAAACGGACCACAGCACCTGACAGCGCATCCACCGCCGCTGCAATCTGGTTATCATCAAAGCCGGTTTGCAACAGGTTGGAAAGTGCCTCAACGGAGGAATCTACCTCGTTAGTGACGGCAAAGAACTTTTTGAAATTTGAATCCGCCTTATCTATGGATGCTCCAGCGGCTTCAACGTTGACCGCCAGTTTGCCCATGGATTCCCGAAATTCCTCTGTTGCTGGAATGGCTGCAACCGCCGCAGCGCCTATACCGGCCACTGCTGCCGTTAAGCCCTTAGTTTTTTCCGAAACACCATCCGCCTTGTCTCCCATATCTTTAAGCGCAGCCGCCGTCTTGTCGAGCCGTCTCTCTGTGTCCTTCGCCTGGTCTTTCAGCTCTTTCAGCGCGCGTTCGGTCGCAATAACTTCTCTTTGTAATGTCTCGTACTGGCTGATTGTAATTTCACCGAGTTCCAGTTTTTTGTTCGCCTGTGCCGCTGCCGCTTTCAGTGTATCCAGCTTCTTCCCGGTGGTGTCAATCGCAGACGCAAGTTCTCTTTGTTTCTGCCCCAGCAAGGTCACGTTGGATGGGTCCAATTTCAACAGGCGCTCAACCTCACGTAAGTCACCTTGTGTGGTTTTCAGCTCTTTGTTGACATCTTTCAGTGCGCGGTCAAGCTGCGTGGTGTCGCCGCCAATCTCTACGGTGATGCCTTTAATCCTATTTGCCACTTATCATCACCTCACTTGAATGCGTTCGCAAAATCCTCCTGTGTGGCAATCTCCGGATACTCATAATCGTCATTCGCCGATTCGGTAAAGATATCCGATACCATGCCCACAGTCAGTAAATCAAGGTCGGAGATGGAGATGCCCACCTGCGCTACCCGCAGCAGGAACAGTGCAGTAGACATCTCCCGCTCCGTCTCTCTCATTTTTTTTTAGGCTTCGCCAGCGTTTCCATGTTCATAGACCACAAGTCAATGATTTCTGGTAATACCTCGAAAATGGAAAAGGTCTCAAACTGGTCGAGCCAGTCCTCAACGGTGTCCGGAACGCTATCCGGGTCAGCGTGGCGGGCCATCAAATAGGCCACATCCTCAAACACCTGCAGCATGTTTACAGGCATTTCGTCACCGCCCTTGATGGCAGTGTCCAGTTCCTTCATGTCGTGCATGATATCACGGCGGAACTTGATGCGATACAGCCGGGGAATTGCCGCCGATGCTTTCAGCTTGACGGGCTTTCCGTCAACCTTGATTGTCCTCTCCATGTCGCATCACCTCTCAAGCCTCCTGCCACACGGTAGTGTACCAGGTAGGGTAAGCAGTGCCATCAATCTTTGTGGTCTGGGAGTGTACGTTGCCATTGGACAATGCCGTGGCAACCATCGAAATGCTTTCGGTGGCAGGCTCCTTCTGCGCGTTTGTGGTGTTTCCGGTAATGGACGGACGCGACGCAGAACAGTTATACAAAACGTGTCTGGTTGCGGTCTCATCGCCGTCAAATTCAAACAGTAATGCAAACGGACTAGGATGCTGCCCAATGTTCTCGACAAGCGTCCCCGCCTCGGTATTCTCCTTCTCGCCAAGGATATCTTTGCGGAACGAATCGGGCAGGCGTGCAATTTCCAGTGTACCACTATAACCGGCGTTGCCGAACTGGCCGAAATAGTTCATGTTGTCCGCATAAAACTCAGTCTTTTCGCCCTGTGCATCCATTGTCAAAGACACACCACCCGGAATAGGGACAGGCTTCTCATATGTTGCAGTACCCTCAGTATCACTGGTCAGCTTTGCATAATGCACGCTTTTCAAGCCAAACTTAACTTTATTCGCCATGATTACACCTCAATTTCGTAAACGATTTGGAATAGATTTTCTTCTTTGATGTAGCTTTCGCTCATTTCCCAGTAGATTCCGGAAAGTGCGGCCTCTACCTTTTCCTCTGCTGGTACGTCCTTTTTGCACGTGTACAGCTCAATTCGTACCCCCTTCACGGGGAAATACATTGTGTCGTCTGCGGCAAAATTGTCTGTTCCGGTTTGCATATAGCAGATAAAGGGCGGTGCCGTTTTACTCTTAAAATGTGAATAGGCAACAGGAAAGCCGGTTCTCACTAAGCGTTCTTTGATCTCTGCAAGTGTCATCCGGTCTCACCTATTGCCTTTCTGAGTTTTTCCGGGAGTTCCCTCCGCACCCGCTCAGCAGCCGGGGCAATGTGCGGAATACCATCTACACGGCCCCCCTTGACATTCGCGTGGCCGTTTTCAAGCAAGTGGGTCAGCTGATACTCCTTGTTGTTTACGCTGACCCTCACCCCTCCAGGGCCGTCATATAGGGTGCTTACTCTCCACCCTTTTTTGTAATGTCCAAATCGGACGGGCGACCGCTCCACAATTTCCTTTTTGCAGGCCCTGGCCTCTGCCTTTACGGTCTCCTTGACGGCCTCTGACACCTCTGCGCTGTACTCCTCCAGTTCTGCGCCGATGGCCTTGTAAAAATCATCTGTTCTGATTTTCACATAACTACCCGCCTTTGCACATACAACTCAATGTTGTCGGATTCGTCAGCGTATGTCCGGTACACGATATACCGCTGGCCCTCAAATTCAACTTCGTCCTCACCACCATAGTCATACCGGAACAGGATGAACTTGTGCGACGGTTGCAATCCCTGTTCCCCGCCCCGGAAAAACTCACTCTGTGACACACTGACGGCGGCACAGTAAACGGTTCTAATTATTTCAACGGGGACTTGATTACCAATGTAATCTGTCTCGTACCGCTTAGAAACAAGCGATAGAAGATTTGCCCGAACCATCAGGATTCACCCCCGGTGCGTGATATCCGCTCGCAATCTGCAACTGCGCTTTCTGCTCGTCATAGCTGGCTTTTAGTTTGTCGTAGTCCTCCGGTGCTCCAAAGTTCATCCGGCAGTAGGTAATGACCGCCTTCCGAATCAGCGGGTCTGCTTCAACGCCTACGATACCAATTAGGTGCATATCAGCCAAAGCGGATTCAATTAGGTCGTTGAGCTCGTCGTTAAACGCATCTGTGGTGATGCGCAACGCCATCTTTACTTTGTCCAGCATTGTTAATCACCCTTCTTATTAACGGCGGGGGGGGTGGTTCCCCCCCCCCCCCCGTTGGGTTTTCCAACCGCCCCGCCGGCGCACACCACCGGCCCGCCC